TCAGCAACATCAACTGGATCAACACCATCAAACGTAACTACATCTGCAGCAACAGCAATTGTTTATACAATTACAGGTGCTGGCGGTACAGTAGGCGGTTGTTTCTTAGTGACAGGTTCAGGAGCATCATCTGCACAAAGCAATACTGGCGGGACATTGTATTCAGCAGGTGCATTTACTACAGCTAAAGTTACAACAGCTGGCGATACAGTAAGCGTTACATACTCTACAACTGCAACAAGCTAAGGAGCTTAAATGGCTCTTGCGTTAAATGATCGTGTCCAGCAGCAGGGTACGGCTAACACCACAGTCAGCTTTACCCTAACAGCTTCAGTTGCAGGGTTTCAATCCTTTGCCGTCATTGGTAACGGAAACACAACCTATTATTCTGCAACAGATGCGTCAGGTAATTGGGAAGTAGGTATTGGTACTTACTCTACTACGGGGCCTACATTAACTCGTAACACAATTCTATCCTCAAGCAATTCTAATACTGCGGTTACATTCTCTGGTGTAGTCAATGTATTTGTTACATACCCCTCAAGTAAATCAGTTAACCTAGATAGTTCAAGTAATGTCAGTGCATTAGGCACTATTAGTTCTGGTACTTGGCAAGGTTCAACGATTGGTGTAGCTTATGGCGGAACAGGTGTCACTACATCATCTGGCGCTAACTCTGTAATGTTAAGAGATGCTAATCAAAACGTAGCTGTAAACAGGCTTAATCAATCTAATACAAATACATCAGCCGCTGGCGGTGTTACTGCATTAACAACAGCATCAAGTTATATTCACACGCTTTCTGGTACTGGTAACCAAACATACACAATGCCTGATGCTACCACTCTGTCTACTGGTGTGGCATTTCTGTTTAATAACATGGCGACTGGAACCCTAACGCTTCAAGATTATGCTACTGGGCCTATTGGCACAATCCCTTCTGGCGGAGCTGGGGCAGTATTTTTAACTATTAATACTACTGTTGGTGGTACATGGGATTTACATGCTTATCTTCCAGAAGGTGTTACTTTTGGTACGAACGCTTTTAACCTAGGCACTTCCGTCATTACAGGCGGTACTTGGAATGGTGGCACCATAGGAACTGCTTATGGAGGTACAGGATTAACTTCTTTCTCTGCAGCTAACTACGCTTTATACTCTACTTCTTCTAGTGCTTTAACAGCAGGTACGTTACCTGTTGCAGCAGGTGGTACAGCAGCTACTACATTCACAGCGAATGGTGTTGTTTATGGTAACGGTACATCTGCATTAGGTGTTACAGCAGCAGGCACTACAGGACAAGTTTTAATAGGAAATACAGGATCTGCTCCAACATGGGGAACTATTTCTAGTTCACTAGTAAGTTCATTCCAAACATCATTAAGTGGATTAACACCAAGTACAGCTACGACAGGCGCTGTCACATTAGCAGGTACATTAGGTCCTACATCAGGTGGTACTGGTATTTCTAGTTATGCGGTGGGTGACCTGTTATTTGCAAATACCACAACTTCTTTGGATAGACTGACAGTTGGCGCAAACGGATATATTCTTGCTTCAAACGGTACGGCTCCAGGATGGATACCTAATACAGCTTCAGGTGTTTCATTCGTAGTAACAAATATTACTGCATCTGCTAGCCAAACAACCTTTACAGTCAGTTATACAGTAGGCCTAATAGAGGTTTATAGAAACGGTGTTAAATTAGCGATTGCTGACTATACAGCATCTAATGGAACAACTGTTGTTTTAGCTACAGGTGCTAATGCAGGAGATGTGATTGAAGTAGTAGCGTTTGGTGCGGTTAACACAGCAGCCGTGATTACAGCAGAAGACTTTAACGGTACAGGATCTCAAACAGTTTATACGATGTCTGTAACACCAGCTAACTCAGCATCAGTCATTATAGCTATATCAGGTGTCGTTCAAGACCCAAGTACATATACAGTATCAGGAACTACCTTAACATTCTCAACAGCGCCTCCAGCAGGTACTGACAATATTTCATGCCGTTATCTAGCGTTACCTACAACGACTACAGGAACTGGGGCTGTAATTAATGCAACTAATGGTATAATCATCAATAACCAAACCATCTCGGCTTCTTATACAATACCTGTAGGGAGCAATGCGATGAGTACGGGCCCTGTAACTTTGGGAAGCGGAGCATCAGTTACAGTAAGTGCAGGAAGCAGGTATATTGTAATATGATTTATAATTTATATTGGATACATCAAAAAGATCATACAGATATGTTCACACAAGGATATATTGGTATTACTATGGATGCCAATAAAAGATGGAGCACTCATTATAAAAAACAAGAAAATACACATTTGGCTAATGCCATCAAAAAGTATGGCTGGGATAATCTTATTAAAGAAGTCGTTTTGATTGCTGATAAATCTTATTGTTTAATGATGGAATTAAAGTTAAGAGCTGATATTGGTATTGGTTGGAACATTGCTAAAGGCGGTGGAATGCCCCCTTCTTCAAAAGGAAACAAATATAGACTTGGTTCAAGTGCATGGAATAAAGGAAAATCTTGGTCTAATGAGATGAAAGAAAAATTAAGAATTGCTCATATTGGACAAATACCCCCTAATAAAGGAAAAAAAGGTTTACAAGTTGCATGGAACAAAGGAACAAAAGGAATGATGGGTATTCCTTGGAATAAAGGAGTTCCTATAAAAGAAGAAAATAAAGCTCATTATAGAGTCTTAGTAACTTGCCCTAAATGCGGTGCTGAAGGTAAAATTGCTGGTATGCGTAGATGGCATTTTGATAATTGCAAAGGTCAAAGAAATTTTGAAGCTCGTGTTACTGTAAATAACAAAAGATTTACTATAGGCACATATGCTACAAAAGAAGAAGCAAAAAATGCAAGCAAAGAATATTATAAAGGATTAAAAAATGGCTAGTTCTGTGAATGCCTCTAATACTGGGTTTGGCGGAATTTTAATGACTGGTGACTCTAGTGGTGAACTACAACTTCAAACCGCTGGTACTACAGCAGTTACTATAAATACATCACAGAATGTAGGGATTGGTACTACAAGTCCTAGTGCTAAATTCCATGTAGCAAATGCTGGGGTTTCTGCTCAAGCTACTTTTGTTGGAACAACGCTTTCTCCATATATTACTGTTGTAGGAAATTCAGGTACAACTATTCTTGGTAATGAGTCAAATGGTGGATGGGTTGGAACTGTTGGTTCTCAAGCATTTGTATTTAAAACCACAGATACAGAACGTATGCGTATAGACACTAGTGGTAGAGTAACAATGCCAAATCAACCTGCATTTTTTGCTAGAAAAACAAATGGTAGTGCATTAGCTCCAGTTAATCCAGTTTTATTTAATGATGTAATTACCAATATTGGAAGTTATTACGATGCATCAACAGGAAGATTTACTGCCCCTGTGGCTGGAACATATTATTTTATATCTACAGCTCACTGCGAAACAACCAATAATTTAGATAGAAAAATAACTATTTATGTTAATGGGTCTTTACGTGCAGAGGCTTATGTATTAAATGCAACAGGAGCAAGAGTTAGAATAGTTAATGCTGCTATTCTTGTATTGGCTGTTAACGATTATGTTACAGTAGGAACTAGTGGAGCTTCGGATTTCTGGGCTGGTGACTCTACTGGCATTAATTTTACAGGCCATTTAATAGGATAAAAATTATGACAAAACAATATACAATTATATTAACAGATGCAGAAGACAAAGCTCTTTCTGTAGTAGCACTTTCTCAACAAGATTGGATTGATAACGCAGTTCATGAAAGATGCAGAATTGCTATAGAAGAAATAGTAGCTGCTGAAGTGGAAAGAATCACAGCTGAAGGTGGAACTTTATCAGGTACTAAAGAAGATATTGTTTTAGCAGCACCTGTTGAAACTGCAGCAGAACGTAACGAAAGATTATCAGAGGTCCAATAATGGCAAGCATTGTGGTGAGTGGTAATACGTCTGGCACAATTACAATTAGTGCACCTGATGTTTCAGGAACTAATACTTTGACCCTACCCGCAAATACGGGGACTGTGATTACTACAGGTTCTACTTTTGCAGGAACAGGTCCAGCATTTAGTGCTTATAGAAATGGTAGTCAAACCAGTCTTTCAAATAATGCGTTTACAAAAATTCAATTAAATGCTGAAATATTTGATACAGCAAATTGTTTTGATAGCACTACAAATTATAGATTTACTCCAAATGTCGCTGGTTACTACCAAATAAATGGATGCGTAGATATTAGTGGAACCAATCTTTCGTATGCAATACCAGCCATTTATAAAAATGGAGCAAACATTGCAAGTGGCTCTTTTTCTGCTGTAGCAGCAAGTGAGTGGCAAGGTGTAGTTAGCATCGTTGTTTATTTAAACGGCTCCACAGACTACATTGAACTATATGCTTACTCAAGCGTTACAGTTGGCTCCGCAACTGCTGCTGGTACTAGTCCTACACAAACATATATTTCTGGTTTTTTAGCGAGGGCAGCGTAATGTTTGAAAAAATAATGGCTATCTATCCACAACTAGAACAACAAGACTTCCTAACCACAATCACATTACAAAACGATAGTGATGGTAAAGGCGACTTCATAGCTAAATGGGAACACCCAACATTACCTAGACCTACAGACGAGGAATTAGCATAATGCCACTCATACTTACAGGAACCTCAGGATCAACAACGCTAGACTCTAGTGCTGGACTTACTTTTTCTGACAGTTCTAATCAAGCTGCAGCGGCTAGCCCTTTTGGACTAAAGAACCGCATCATCAATGGTGACATGGTGATAGATCAGAGAAATAATGGTGCTAGTGTTACTCCTTCTACATCTGCTGATACATATACAGTTGATAGATGGACATATACAGGAAGTGCAACCAGCAAATGCTCTATTCAACAATCAACAACAGCTCCTTCTGGATTTAAGAATAGTGTATTAATTACATCATTATCAGCATATACACCAGGCTCCTCAGATTATATTTTGTATAGCCAATTTATTGAAGGTTTGAATACTTATGATTTAGCATGGGGAACAGCAAGTGCTCAAACAGTTACATTATCATTTTGGGTTCGTTCTAGTTTAACTGGTACATTTGGAGGTGCTATTCGCAATAGCGCTTTTGATAGGTCATATCCATTTAGCTATACAATTTCCAATGCTAATACATGGGAAAAAAAGGCTATTACTATTGCTGGAGATACAACAGGAACTTGGTTAACTACCAATGGCGTTGGCTTACGAGTAAATTTTGATTTAGGCTCTGGATCTACATTTAAAGGAACTGCTAATACATGGGCTAGTGCTAATTATTTAGGTGTTACTGGTGGTACTAATCTAGTGGCAACTAACGGAGCTACCTTCTATGTCACAGGCGTTCAACTAGAACGAAACACAACAGCAACACCGTTTGAGTGGATACCTTATGGTACTGAGTTAGCTTTGTGTCAGAGGTATTTTTATGCACTTGAAGGTGGAGGTAATATTAATTATGCTTGGGGAAGTTCTGTATCAACTAGCTTAGCACTAGCTCCAATATATCCACCAGTAAGAATGAGAGCCGCTCCAACATCAATCACTTCCACAAATCCAAGAGTTTTTAATATTAATACTGGAGTAGTTGTTACATCAGGAACATATGCACTTAATTCTAATAGTTCATCAACAGTAATTACTCTAGAATATAACCAAGTTGGAGCTTTTTCAAACGCACAATTGGTTATTATGAATAACAATTCTGGCACACTTGGATTTTCTGCGGAGTTATAATTATGTATACCTATATTAATTCTTACAATCCCATATCAGATGTAACAACAAAACAAATTATTGTAAAAAATAATGATGGTTCTGTAACTGTATTTCCTGATATAGAAACAAATGATGGTCCAGAAAGAAAAGCCTACCTAAAATGGCTTAATGAAGGCAAAACGCCTCTACCTGCAGACGAATAAAGGAGACAACAATGAGTCATTTCGCAAAAGTAGTAGACGGTAAAGTTACACAGGTCATCGTGGCTGAACCAGAATTTTTTGAAACATTCGTAGATTCAAGTCCTGGTACTTGGCTACAAACAAGCTATAATACGCATGGTAATCAACACCCAGAAGGCAGACCTTTAAGAGGTAACTACGCTGGTATTGGTTACACATACGATGCAGTAAACGATGTATTTATAGCCCCTAAACCTTTTAATTCTTGGGTTATAAATGAAGACACTTGGTTATGGGAAGCTCCAACACCTATGCCAGATGATGGCAAACTATATAACTGGGATGAAGCATCAACTTCTTGGAAAGAAGTAACTTTAGGATAATACATGACAAATGCAGTCAATCTATCAGCACTAGGTTCTAACGGAGGAACATCTGTTTCTACGTGGACTACAGGAACTCGTCCTTCTTCGCCTATTACAGGGCAGATGGGATGGAATACTACTTTAGGCGTGGTAGAGGTTTATACAGGAACTGCATGGGCTGCTGTTGGAGATCTATCATACAGTTATTTAGTAAATTATTTAACTGTAGCTGGTGGTGGAGGTGGAGGCTATGGCGGTGGAGGTGCTGGCCAAGGAGGTGGAGGTGCTGGAGGATTATTAACTGGAACAACCTCTTTAATTAAAAATACTATATATACAGTAACTATAGGCGCTGGAGGTTCTGGAGGCATTTATGCTAGCCCAACTTCACCAACAAATGGATCAAATACATCTTTTACTGATTTAACAACAGTGATTGGCGGGGGCGCTGGAGCTTTTGCTTTATCATCACCATCAACAGTAGCGGGTTCTAATGGAGGATCTGGTGGTGGTGGTTCAGGCAACGTTTCTAATCCAGGAGGAGTTGGAGGTTCAGGCACTTCAGGTCAGGGTAATTCTGGTGGCACAGGAGGTAACTCTAGCAGCTCTGCACAATATTATGGCGGAGCTGGAGGTGGTGCGTCTACTGTAGGACAAGGTGCTGCTGACCGTGCAGGTAGTACAACAGGATGTACAGGTGGTGCTGGCATATCTAGTTGTATTACAGGTTCTGCCGTCACTTATGCAGGGGGCGGAGGTGGTGGAGTTATTGCTTCAGCATTTAGTCCAAGTATGACAGGTGGCGCTGGAGGTACAGGGGGTGGCGGAGCAGGCGGTTCAGCTGCATCTTCTGGTACACAAACAAATGGTGTTGCTGGTACAGCTAATTTAGGTGGCGGTGGTGGCGGTGCTGCTTTTGAACGTAATGGTGGTAATGGAGGTTCAGGTGTAGTAATCCTATCCGTACCTACTGCAAATTACTCAGGCACTACAACAGGTTCACCTACAATTACTACAAGTGGTGCAAACACAATTATTAAATTTAATGCCTCTGGCACATACACAGCATAAGGATAAATCATGGCATTAACACAGGTACCACCAGCGCTTTTAACTTCCACTACAGGAACAGGATCAACTGTAGTTTTAAGTGCGTCTCCTACATTTACAGGAACAGTAACAACTCCTGGTGTAACCTTTTCAGATGCAAGCTCTCAGACAGCTGCAGCGTCACCTTATGTGCTAAAGAACCGTATTATAAATGGTGATATGAGGATAGATCAAAGAAATGCTGGTGCTAGTGTTACTCCTGCTGATAATACATATACACTTGACCGTTGGAAATATAACGCATACGCAGCTAGTAAATTTACTTGTCAACAAACTCCTAACGCAACAGAGTCTGGATATGCAACTCGTGTTGCTGCTGGATTTACAAATTATATGGCATGGACTGTTGCAAACGCTTATACACCTACAAGTTTTGAGTATTTTATTTTTAATCAAAGAATTGAAGGGTACAACATCGCAGACCTTGCATGGGGAACTGCAAACGCTAAAACAGTTACTTTGTCTTTCTTGGTATATAGTTCTTTAACAGGAACTCATTCTGGAGCTATTACCAATTCCGCAGTAGATAGGTCTTATCCATTTTCTTTTGTTGTAAGTTCAGCAAATACTTGGACTCAAGTATCTATTACAATACCTGGAGACACAAGTGGAACATGGCTTACGACAAACGGAATTGGAGTTAATGTTCAGTTTAATCTTGGCTCAAATGCTAACCGTTTAACTACTGGTGGTGCTTGGGCGGCTGGAACATATACTGGTGTAACTGGTTCTGTGCAAGTTGTAACCAACGCTGGAGCAACCTTCTACATTACAGGTGTGCAACTAGAAGTAGGCTCAACAGCAACACCGTTTGAACGCAGACTTTATGGACAAGAGCTTATTAACTGTCAGAGGTATTACCAAATAGTGGGTTCTTTTTATGCTGGAACTAGCCCAAGCGAAACTTCATTAGTTGGTGCATATAGTATGTATGTTTCGATGAGAGCTAGTCCATCTTCAGGCGGATATTCTGCAAATTTTCATAGACCTGGAATTGCATTTTATACAATTAATTCCATTGACCAATTGCAAAATCAAAATGGTTCAGGATATTTTGTAGCAACTATTTCTAGTGGAGCTGGTGGATACACTCAAGGTCAGTTTAATGGCACTTTAAATTTAAATGCGGAGTTATAAATGTACAAGTTATTACCTAAAACTTTAGATAACAAAGAATTTGTAAGACGTTTATTAGATGGAGTTTGCATTCCATTTGACCCAGATAACACAGACTACCAAGCCTACCTAAAATGGATTGAGGCTGGCAATACGCCAGAACCTGCGGACGAATAATGTTAACTCAAGAACGATTAAAAGATCTGTTACATTACAACCCAGATAATGGGCAGTTTACTTGGATAAAAACTACATCTCCACGAGTTAAAGTTGGTGCTGTAGCAGATATTGCTATTTCTCATGGATATAAATATATAGGTATTGATAAACAAAAATATAGAGTACATAGATTAGCTTGGTTATATATGTATGGAAAATTTCCAGAATATTATGTTGACCATATTGATGGCAATCCTTTAAATAACGCACTATCTAATTTAAGAGAAGCTACACATAAACAAAATCTATTTAATTCTAAAAAGCCTATTCATAATACAAGTGGTTATAAAGGTGTGCATTTCCATAAAGGAACAAATAAATGGAGAGCTGTAGCATATGTTGATAATTACCCACAACATATAGGATTATTTAAAACAGCAGAAAAAGCTAGTGAAGCATATCAAAGTTGGTGTGTAAAAAATCGTGGTGCATTTGCTAGGTTAGGAGTATAACTTGTTCGGGTACGCTGCCTTTGCTCAACCTACATTTGCTGGACTAGGCGGCAATTCGTTCGTACTATCTTTAACTGAAGATATTGTTATGGCTGACGCAAGCAGCCAAGTCTTTGTATTTAATGAAGCCGTCTTTGAAAATGTTGTGATGGATGATATTGATGCTACAACAGGTGATTTCTTCGGACTTATTAATGAGTTTGTAGCAATGAACGATGCTAATGCTGTTACAGCTCAGTTTGCATCAAGCATTACAGAAGATTCAGTTTTAAACGATACACCAGCTATAGAAGCACAATTTGCAGTAAGTAAGACAGAAGACGTAGTTATGGACGATGTAAGAGATGTTTATTTTGCAGCGTTA